ACAACAGTGCATCGCCGTTGTACAGGGCCTCCACGCGCCCCACGTTGATGCCCGCCGTTAGGGTCATGGCGAGGTACTGGTCGTCGGCCTCGTACCAGGTATAGGGGTTGCTGGCCACGTCCGGCGCGATGCGCAACGGCCCGCCCAGCAGCAGCGGCAGGGGCTGGTACGGGCGCGGCTGATTCCGGGCCGCGCCGATGGTGTACACCGGGCTGGCATCGCTGGCGCTGGGCTTGGGCCGCTTGGGCCCCAGCACTTTCTGGATCAGCAGCGCCCCTGCGGCGTAGATCGCGCCCTGCGCCAGGCCGGCGACGGCTGCGCTGTAGCCGGCGGCCACGATGGCCGTACCGACACCCATGGTGAAGACGGTCAGGGCGATCAGCGCAACGATCATCAGCGCGGTCTTCTTGACCACGCCTCGAACCTCGATCACCGTTCCGTCCTTCGGGCGCACGCGGTCCATGACCTCATGCGGCACGACCACCCCATTGATGCGCACCTCCCACAGGTCGCTGGAGTAGTCAGGCACCACGCGTGCCAGGAAGCCGCCCAGCCGCTCCCCCTCCTGCAACTGCGCCGCCAGGGTACGCTGGCCCTCCAGCGTCACCGGGTGCGGTGTGATGATCAGCGGCGCGTCCTTGATCAGGCCCATCTGTAGTAACCCTCAATCCTCAAGCCGAACTCCGGCAGGTCACGAACGCGGTGCAGTACGCTGCAGCCGTTCTTTTCGTTGGAATGCAGCACCCACCCCTCATGGGCCAGGTGGAAGTAGACGCCGGCGTGGCCGGCGCGCTTCTGCCCGTGCTCGACCATCAGCACCAGGTCACCGTCCGTTGGCACGGCCACCGCGGTCCCATACGGCCTCGACAGCTCGCCGATGGCGGCTTGGCCCACCACGCCTCTCGGGCGGCCGTTGGGGAGCTGAACGGCGCGCCCGAACAGCTGCCGTTGGACCAGCACCACGAAATCGGCGCAATCGCACGTGTGCTCGCAGTACGGCACGCCCACCAAGGCTTCTACGTCTGCCAGCCGCATCAGAAGATCCCCGGTAGCGTGAACGGGTTGGCGCGCAGGCGCACGGCCTGCTGCCGCATCAGGTAGTCGACACCGCACTGAGCGGTGGCGGTGGCGCCGGCCACCGACACGCTGGTGATCGGCAGGTAGTAATCCCGCTCGTACAGGTTGGGGTCTGCACGGTCCGACACCATCAGCCGCGCCATCATCAGCTCGTTCGGCCCCAGCGCCTCCAGGTCCTCGGAGATGCCGCGCCCGACGTTGTCCAGCACCAGCTGGGCACGCGGGGACTGACCGCGGGTGTCATCGGGCAATTTGAAGCCAAAGGGCACGCCCATGTAGGGAATGCCCTGGCTTACCCAGTCCTGGGTGTCGTTGACGATGCGCAGCGGACCCGGAAGGGACGGCGAGGTGATGGATAGGAACAGCAGCGTCCCACTGGTGTCGGTCATGCGCTGCTTGCGCTCGGTGAAACTGCTCATCTCATGTACTCCACGACCACATCCATCCTGTAGTCCTCGGGCAGCTTCTCTTCGGGCACCAGGTCGCCGAGGGCACCGTTCTCGAAGCGCGCGGTGATCACTTCCCCCGTGTAGGGGTGCACAAGGGTGAACCACCCAATACGCTTGATCTCGCCGAAGTACCAGGCATCGAAGGTGTTCACGTCCGCGATGCTGGCGAAGTAGAGCGTCATGGCCTGCTTGATCAGCACCTGGCTGTTCTCCAAGCGCTGCTTGGGCGCACCGCGTTCCATTTCGGTCCTCAGAACTGAGGGATCGAAGGTTCGTTTTTGCCCTTCGAACATGACACGTGCCACTGAAGGTAATGCTGTCATCACACCGAGTCCTTTAAGCCGAATCGGCTCCCCATCGCTGCATACGTTGATCCCTGACCACTGGCGACCTGGCCACCGATGTAGCTGTCGACCTGGCCCAGCAGAACCTCAATGTCGAAGCCGCCCTGACTGTTGCGAGACGCGCTGGCGGTGGTGCCCGCTGGCGCGTTCATCACGCGAACATTGATCGCGCCGGCGGCCATTCCGGAACCGACCGGAGTAGCCACAGCTCCGCCCGAGTCATAGCCCTTCAGCCCTTTGCGCATCGCCTCGACCACCTCAACGCCACCCGCGCGCGCCACATCCCTCTGCGACCAGACCACCTCGCCCTTATGGACCACCCCGGCCGGCTGATGAACACCACCGTCACCGGTGTACCCGCCGGTGGAGTAGCCGCCCCTCATGTTCTGGAACAGCTGGTTATTGATGCTACTGGTGCCGGAGGTGACCGCCTGGTTACCCGCAGCGGTGACACCGCCACCCCAGGCCCTGGCGAACATGTTCACGATTCCAATTGCCGCCTGCCGCGCGGCGATCCGCGCCAGATCGGCCAGTACCGACTTGGTGAGGTCGGAGAAGCTGAGCTTCCCGGTAGTGGTGAACTTGACCCACGCGTCTTCGAAGCCACCGATGGCGCTTCCGACCACGTCGCCCATCTGCCGCGCGGCATTGCCGGCCTCCTGCTGGTAGTTCGCCCAGGCAGCGGTGGCGCCTGCCAGCCAGCTTCCCTCTGCCTGCTGGAGCTCGTCGTACCCGTCTCGAATCATTTGCAGGCGATCGAGCGTTTTCGACAGCAGCTGCGCTCTCTCAGACTCGAATGTTTCCTGATCGATTTGCCCCGCGTTCAACTGCAACTGCAGTTCTCGAAGCTTGCCCGCTTGGTCGGCGTAGGCGTCATTGATGCGCTGCTGAATCTCGTACTCACGATCACCCATCCCAACGCGCTGGGCCTGCGTTGAGAGCTGTCGCTGTAGTGCTTGATTGCTCGCGTCCAAGGCGTTTCCATACGCCGCGATAGCATTCAGGCGCGTTTTAACTGCGGCCGCTTCCTCAGTCGCCAGAACCTGCAGAGCGCCGGCCCCCTCGGTGCGGACCTTAGCGAGCCGTGCTTCCAGATCCCCGACCTGTCGGTTCACGCCGATGGCTTCTTTTCCCGACACCGCCTGTCGCTGGAGGAAGGCAATCTGCCGCTCCAACGATTTCGCCTGCGCGTCAGTCCCCTTCTGAACGAGCTCCCGCATTCGACCGTAATACTCGCCCGCCGTGATTTCTCGCGCCGAGTACTGAGCACGCAGCATCTGGGTAGCGGCATTGATCTGCGCCTGCTCTGCCAGCAGATCGTCTTTGTAGCCCTGCAGTCCTGCCGCCCTCGAAGCCGATCCGCCGGATGCCTTCGGCTTCTCTGCATACTTCTTCTCGATAGCGGCGACGGCTGCGGCGCGGCGTTCCTCGATGGCACGAACCTCGTCCACGAGCCCGGCCGCTTCAGCTTTACGCCGGACGACCTCGGCCTGACCGTTGATCTGGGCAATTTCCCTCTTCTTCTTCTGCTCCTTCGTGGCCTGGGCCTCGATGATCGCGTCCTGCTGGTGCACGTAGTCCGCGCTGGCGTCCTGCGCAGCCTTTACCTCTGCGTCCTTTCGCTCTTTGATCAGGTCGACGGCCAACGCCTTGATCTTCTCCGACCGGTCCTTGATCGACTTCTCCATCGCAGCCAAGGCAATGGGATTCCGGGCCAACGGCAGGCCCCGCTGTGTGCCACTAGCCAGATTGTTCAGCTTCTCCAGTTCCCGCTGGTTTTCAGCCAAAAGTTGCTGCATTTGCGCTGCCGCCGGCCCGAGGCCCACGCTCGCCTGCATCGCCGACCACGCCTTCGTGGCCTCGACCCACAGGTCCTTGAATCCCCGGATCACCGGGTTCTGGCTGGCGCGGACCCGAGCGAGCGCCATGACGGTTTCATCCGCTGCTGCACGGGTGATCACAGTCACGGCGTCCTGATTCCGGCCCTGCTCCTGCAACGCCTTCACCTGCTCGTAGAGCGCCAGGGTCATGAAGTTGACCTGCTCGTTGAGCTTCTGCATTCCTTTGACCGGGTCTTCCGCCAGCTTTGCGTACTTGGCGATGGTTTCATCGAGCGCCTGCCCGCTGATTTCCTTCATCGCCACGGCTGCATTGGCCACGTCCTGAAGATTCTGCGCGGCAATCTTCCCGTTCGAGCCGACAGCCTGAGCCGCCTCGGCACCAACGCCGGCGGCAACCTGCAGCGCGTCACTGGTCTTCTGAGCCATGGTGACGAGCGTCAGGGTCGTCGCGGCCGCCTCATTGCGCGACAGGACAAGTGCCTTCGTGTAGGCCTGGGCCTGCTGCTCGGCGTCATACCAGGCGTAGACCACCAATCCGACAGCCGCCGCGGCCACGGTATACGGATTCACCATCCCCAGCAGCGCCGACGAGACCCCCTTCAATGCCGGCTCCACACCCCCGAAGCTGTCCTTGATCTGGCCACCCTGCTGCACCAGCACTGTGAAGAAGGGCATGCCGCCCTGCAGGCTGGTGAAGATGTCGGTGAACTGCGCCGGTAGCTGGCGCATCGCCTGCGCCGTCTGCCCTGCAGAGACCCCCAGCTCCGTGATGTTGTCCTTAGTCGGCAGCGGCCTGGCCGCCTCCGTGCGCACCTCGCGCAGCTGGCGAGTGAGCACGCCCAAGCCCTGCCGAATGTCGGCCAGGTCCGCGCTGATGCGGACGCGCAGATTTGCTGAAGGATCAGCCATCGTTCGATATTCCTTGTCGCTGCTGTGCCGGGGCCTGGCCGCGCAGAGCAGCCAGGTACATCTGCCAGTCGGCAGCCGGGGCGGCCATAGCCATGCGCGTGGCCACGGCGAATTCCGCGATGCGGTCGCGCTCAACCTGCGCAGCTGCGGCGGTGAAGGCTCGCAGCTGTGCCAGGGTGTAGGTCATCACCTCCGCGCGGGAGTGTCCGTGGGCGATGAGGTACTGGATCAGGTCGGCGAGGCCGTACTCTCTTCCGCCGGAAGCTTCGCCTGCAGCAGAAGCCGCCGCAGGCGGAGGGCGAAAAAATCCCTGTTGAGCCCGACAACCGCCTCCAGCAAGTCAGCGATCTCGTCCAGCGTTGCCCCCGCAACCCATTCCGCCTCGCGTCCGATTGCCACCCCCAAAGCCGCGGCGATCTCGTTGCTGTCCTGCTCGAGCAGGTCGAGCAGGATGGCACCGACGCCAGCACGATCGGCGCCCTCGACCACACCGGCCATCATCGCCACTCGGGCGATGATGGTGCGGCTGGCCGTGATGAACGGACCGATCTGTTCCAGGCGCAGGGGACCCACAACCACCTTCTCGCCACGTACAAGAACCGTGCGCGTCGGCGGGGCGATCACGTCATCATCGGCCACGGCTTACTTCTCCTGCTGCCAGTAGAAGTAGGCCGACTTGTCGTTGCCCGTGGCCTTCGACGAGTCCTTGAGCAGCGCGCCGGGCACGCTTCCCGCGCCGAACTCATTGCCGATCAGGCCCATGCTCTCGATGACGCCGCCGGCCACCTTGTGCGCTACCAGGCGGACCAACTTGCCGCCGCGTGCCTCGTTGGCACCGTAGAACTGCATCTCGTAGAACTTCTGCGAGGTGACCGCAGCTTCAACGTGGCCCAGGTCCGCGTTCTTGTAGGTGACCTTGATGTTCGAGGTGCCGGCCGCGGACGGTGCTGCAATCGCAGATCCTACCGGGATGAACAGCATGCCGCGCTCGAAACGATAGTCCTTCCCGGCCTCATAGGCGGTGGTTCCGGTTGCTGGCTTCACGGCGGTCACCTCCGTGGCCAGGCGCGACAGTGGCGCGAAGCTGCCCGGCACGGCCAGCACCGGCTCATCGGTGACGGTACCCGCGGCGATGCTGCTGGCCTTGCCGCGAGTTGCCCGGGCGAAGTTCTCCGGGTTGAAGTCGTGGAACGTGTAATTGAGGTTGTAGCCGGTCACGCGATCGACACGGTTGGCCGTGCCGCCGCCGGGGTTCTGGTAGTCGGCCAGCTCGATGGTATTGGTCTGCGGCGCCACGGTATAAGCTGAGATATTGCCGATCTCCAAGAACGGATCAGCGGTGTTCCACTCACGGATCAGGACGATTCCTGCGCCCAGGTAGCTGTAGTCTTCGGCCATGATGGCTCTCCAGTTGGGTTGCCGCTGTGCGGCGGGTTATTTCTTGGGGATGTGGGTCTGGTAGGTGATCAGCACGCCGACCCAGCCGGCGCTGGCCTTCTCCGGCATCAGCGGTTCCATTCCGACGTACACCGGCACCTGGATGCCGTCGGGGAAGTTGCGAGCTACGCACCGGCTATCCATGGCCGCCTCGATATCGGTCACCAGGTCGTCCAGCGCCTGCTGGTATCCCTCGGTGTCTGTGGGAACCTTGGCGATGACGCTGACGGTGGTAAGCCGGTGCGTGTTGACTTTCGAGGGGCTCTCCGCCCGCTGCTGCTTCTCGATCACGGCCGTCAGCACAGTCTGCGTGTCCTGATCACCGGGCTTCGGCTCCAGTGTCCAACCGGCACCGGCATCGGTCAGGTAGCCGTTGTCGGTGCTGATCAGCTGCAGCGTCTTGCCCATCGCCTGCAGCAGCTGCTTCCGCGGGCTGGGGGTGCGATCAGACATTGGCCACCTCCCACACCGCCGTCGATTCGTCGGCGTGGATCTTCTGGACCAGTTTGAGCCGGCGGCCGGTGCCCTCAATCCGCACCACACCGCCCGCGCGAGGGTTGATTTCGGCCAACTGGAGCGTCACCCGATCAACGGTGGTCGCGATGGGCGCCACATCGTCGGGCGTGAACTGCTCCACGGCTTCGTCCAGCAGCACTGTGCACGGCACCTCAACCGTGCCGCCCGGTTCTTTGTACTGGGCAGCATCGGCGACGCCGGCTGCGCGGAAGGCATCGAACGCGACTGCGTCGAAGGCCTGCATGAAGGCTTTCTGGTTCAAGGCAGGGGCCTCGCGGTTTCCATGGCCTTTTCCAGCTCGCGCTTCAGGAAGAACGGCATCAGCCGCTTCCAGGTGTCCTCTGCCATGCCGAAGATGTCGTAGCGCGGCGTGTAGGCGGCGGTGTTGGTGAAGATGAAGATGGATCGGACACCCGATCCGCGTCCGATTCGCTCATAGATGCCCGGGCGCAGCACGCCGCGGCGCTTGGTGATCACGAAGTACTCGCCATCACGGTTGTTGCCTTTGCCCCGTCGCCGCTTCCGGCTGACACTGGTCTCGTTCTGGTACCGATCCCGCTGGGCGCCCAGCTGCGACAGGATTTTGGTCACCTGGCCGGCCGGAACGTTGCCGTACTGGTTCGCCTGAGCGCCCCGACCCATCACCGCAAACTGCGTCGGCGACAACAGGCCTCGGCTCTGCAGCAGCCGCTCGAAGCCCTTCCGGCGGCGCTGACCGCCATCCACCTCGGCAAGCAGGTACTTCGCCGGCGGCGTGCCTTTGAAGGCCTCGTCTCGGAGGTAGATTTCGGCGTACGGCTGGGCCTTGGTGGCCTTGCGGTACATCGCCGCGTTGACGGTCAGCGGCGTGGGCCGGTCGAACACCCGCGGCGCCTGGCGCTTCCAGCGCTCGCGGATCTCGTAGGCCACCTTGTTGGCGGCCTGCGATGCAGCGTAGGGCAGCTGGGACTGCTCCAGCTCGGTCAGTTGTCGCCCGAAGACGTTGTCGGGGTCGACCCCGATCCTGATCTGGGCCATACACCCTCCTGCCTGGCCCGCCGGAGCGGGCCAGGCACTGTTGGCTTACTTCGCGCCGGCCTTCAGGCGGATCACCGCGTCCGGTCGGGTGTTGATGTTGAGCGGGTTGGACTGGCTTTCCAGCTGGATGCCCTTGTTCATGCGCATCGGGGCGGTCTTGGTGTAGTACGGCAGGCCGATGCCGCGCACCGTTTCCAGGTAGTCCGCCGGCGCGAAGCGGGTCAGGAACATGTCCGGCACACCCAACGGGAACGCGATGGCCTCTCCGTCGGCAAGGGCCAGCTTCCCGCCGGTATTGCCCGGCAGCTCTTCGAAGGTGATATCGCCGAACACGAAGCCCTTGCGGACGTCATCGCGCAGCGCGGCACCGTCCTGCCAGCGCTCGTAGGCCTTCTGGACGTCCGGGTGGTCGGTCAGGGCATCGAAGAAGCCGGCGCTGCAGAACACATGGATGCCGGTGTACGGAATGCCACCCAGCTTTTCCTCGATTGCGCGCTTGATGGCCATGCACTTGGCGCGGACCTTGGTGGCGTCCTTGTTCAGCTCCATGCCGATGACGATCTGGCTGACACCGAATTCCTCGTAGAAGTCGATGATCACCGATCCGTCGGCATCGAGCAGCTTGCCCTGCAGCGCGCCCATACGGTGGTATTCGATGGTGAAGTCCAGGTCGCGCTTGTGCACCGCCTGCAGCGCATTGACCACGGCGGCAACGTTGGCGCCTTCCGGGTCGGCCGGGTCATAAACGCCCAGCAGCTGGTCAGCCATGACCGTCGAGTTCTGCGGCAGGTGGGTGGTTTCCAGCAGCTTCACCTTGCCACGCTCCAGCCCCTTGGGCTGGCCGGGCGCACCGCGCGGAACGTTCGGGACCAGCACCAGCTTGGTGCCCTTGATACCCACCTTGACGATGGTGGTGCCGACCAGGCCATCTTCCTGGAACAGGCGCATGTCGGCCAGCCGCGTGGAGATGCGCGGCAGGTTGTTGATGTAGGCGTTCAGGGCGTCGAAGCTCAGCACGCCCAGAGCCAGAAGGGTCTGCAGATCCATGGTGATTTCTCTCTTGGAATGGGATACGAAAAGGCCCCGCGAAAGCGGGGCCAGGGGTCAGCGGGTGAAGAGGGAGCTGCTCGGCGGTCAACCGCCGGCAGCGGCTGCGATGGTGATGGTGTCGCTGATGGCTTCGCCCAGGTCGGTGGCCGTCACCTTGAGGGTGTAGTCGCCCGCGGCGCTCAGCGTCGCGGCATCCCAGGTGATGACGCCGCCCACGGCTGCCTTTGCACCGCCGCCGGCCAGGTTTCCGGTGCCGCTGGCCTTGGCCAGAGTGGCGCTGACGGTGCTGCCGGTGACCAGGGCACCAAAGACGTCCTTGACGTGTACCACGATCGGGCCCAGCGCAACCCCGGCGGTGCCGGTCAGCGGTTCGGACACGAACACCAGGTGATCGGCTGCGTTCGACGCGATCGGCTGCTGGGTCCAGCGGGTGATGATTCCCGACTCGGCCAGGCTCAGCGCGGCCAGCAACTTCTGATCGTCGGTAACGCCGTCAGCCCAGACCAGCTTTTCGCCAAAGACCTCTGCATCGCGTGCGATCGCTGCGCCCTTCACCGGCAGCTCGCCAGCGTTCGCACCGGTATCCACCGGGCCGTAGAGCACCTTCACTGCATCGGCACCGTTGGCGGCCACGGTATTGTCGGCCTTGAGCAGGGTGCCGGCGGACAGCATGCCCTGCCCGGCCGGCAGACGGATCAGTTCGCGGCTGCGCTCGCCGCCTGCTTCGGACAGCAGGAATTCGCCGGTGCGGGTGCCGGCCAGAGAGATTTCCATCGTCAGTTACCTCGGTTCTTGTAGATGTTGTTGGGGTTCAGCTGCGCCTTCATTTCGGCGGCTCGTTGATCGGCCATGGAGGCCGGGTGTGCGGTGACGACCTGAGTACTCCGGCCCTCTTCCGCCTTCATCGACAACAGCTGTGCACGCACCGTGTCGAGGTCGGTGTTCTTCTCGATGAAGCTGGCCGCGATCGTGTCATCGCCACGCAGTGCAGCCGCGCATGCATCCTGGACTGCGGTCGCGTACTCGATCGCGCTTGCCGCCTGCTCACCCTGCGGCATCGGGCGACGCAGCAATGCCACAGCGAGCGCCGGCGGTAGATCGCTGGAAGCGACCGCGGCAGCCAGCGTGGCTGCCGGGTTCTCCAAGACGGCTGCCTGCGGCGCGAGTGCGGCCTCAGGTACCAACGGCGTTGCCGCTGCCTCCGGCTCGTCGTCCGGATCCGGGCCGCCCGGCGCGGGCGGCGGTGCCGCTTCGGCCGCGCCGAGGTGCGCGATCAGGTCGTGCCAGGTGCCGAGCCGGGTAGCAAAACCCACCGCCACAGCGCTCTGGCCGCGGTAGCAGGCCGCCTCGGTGGCGCGCACCGCTTCGGCCTGCATGTCGAGGTTGCGCGCCACGGTATCGACGAACAGCGTGTACATGTCCTCCAGATCCGCCATTGCCTCTGCGTGCGCTTCCTCGCTGAGGGGGAAGTTGGGGTTGAAGTTGACCTTGCGGGCACCTGCGAAAAGCGGGGTGACCTTCAGGCCGATCTGTGCGTTGTTGCCACTCCAGTCATGGTGGAAGCGGACCACGCCTACCGACCCGACACCGCCGGTGCGGCTGATCCAGATCTCGTCGCAGGCAGAAGCGAGGGCGAAGCCGGCGGAGTACGCATGGTCATCGACCAGCGCGTACACCGGCTTCCGGCCACGCGCCTCGAAGATGTGGTCGACCAGGTCAAAGCAGCCAGACGCCATGCCGCCCGGCGTGTCCAGTCGTAGGATGATGGAGGTCACCGCATCGTCGTTGAGCAGTTCATCGAAGGTGTCGCGCACCGCGGCATAGCTCACCGGACCTGGACCGCTGGCGCCGGGCATCGGCCGGTTGACCATTGCACCGGACAGGTTGATCACACCGATCAGTTTCTGGGTGACGCCCATCGGCTGCCCGTCGGCGCCGGACACTTCGAAGCGGTCGGCCTTCAGCACGCTGTCGTCGCTGGTGACCTTCCCTTCCAGATAGCCGCCCACCAGTGCCTCGCCGATGGTCGGCTGCACCAGCAACGGCTGATTGAGGACCGCGGCCGCGAGCGAGGCCACCACAGGCGCACGGCTGCCGCGACCCAGCATTCGGGCCAAGAGGCCAGGCTTACTCGTCATCGTCATTCCCTTCATCGTTGTTGGCGCCAGGGGCGCCGGGTTTGTCGTCCTGCCGGGCACCGGAGGCGTTCGTACGCCTCGGGTCGCTGTCGTAGCGAAGCCCGGCCGCGTCTGCGCGCTCGTTGTCCAGCGCCTGCTCAGCGTCGACCTGTTCGGGATCCTCGCCAGCGCCCAGCACCACCTTGCTGCGTGATTTGAAGCCCGCCCGCACAGCCTTAAGTTCGGACGTCACGTCCTGCACCGGGTGGCTCCACGGCCAACCCTCGGGCACCCACAGGGTTTCGGTCACGTCGTCGCGAAGGGCCGCATACCGTGGCACCTTCAACAGACCGGCCAGCACCGCCTGATCGATGAAGGCGTCGCGAACCTTCTGGCAGAACATGGGGATCATGTAGAGCCACTGGTCCTGCTCGATGACACGGCGGAACTCGTTGAGGATCAGGCGCAGCGCGCGGTCGGAGACGTTGCGCAGGTCGCCGGTGAGCACCTCGTAGGGCACGTCCTGGCTGGCGCAGATCGCCAGCAGGTGACCACGCAGGAACTCCGCATAGTCAGAGCCGGCACTGGGCGGATTGGCGAAGTCGATTTTCCGACCCGGTGGCAGCTCCTGCAGCGTGCCGGGTTCCAGGCCACCGATGGCCGTCCCATCGGCGTCCTCACCGGTGATCAGATCTCCGACGGCATCGCCCTCGTCGCCATCAACGCTGGCATCTGATGTGATGAAGCCTGCGAACAGGTTGGCCAGCGCCTGCCGTTCCAGCACCGCGTCATCGAGGCGGTCCAGGTTGAACATGCGCAGCAGAGCCGGAGCGGAGCGTGGTACGCCCCGCATCGCACCGGCGCGGCTCGGCCGGAAGAGGTGCAGCACCTGCTCCGCAGGCACACGCACCAACTCGTTGCCATTGACGGTCTGCTGCAGATCCCCGGGATGTTCCCGGTACATCCAGTAGGCCACACGGCGCCCAATGCGATCGACCTCAATGCCTTGTCGAATCGCGTTTCCGTTGCTGGCCACGCCGTTGTAGTGCTGCGGGCACTGCTCCGATTCGATCAGCTGCACCTGCAGCGGCACCGGCAAGCCGTCCTCGGGCCGCCGGTAGCGGAGCCGGGCGAACACCTCGCCGGCTTCGTTCCACTCGCGCCAGGACAGCGCCTGCAGGCCCTCCCAGCCCAGCACGCCGTCTGCATCAGCGTACTTGCCCCAGCGGGTCCACAGCTTGGTGAGCTTCTTCTTGTGCTCCTTCGACCCCCAAACTGGCTTTGCCTGGATGCCCGTGGCGATGCCGTTGGATACGCTCTTGTTGAGCGCACTGACCATCCACGGGTCATTGCGGGCCAGATGCCGTGCCCGGGCCAGCAATGTGGACAGGCCCGTCAATGCGGCATTGGGCCCGAGCGAGGTCGGCCGGAAAGTGCGCAGGCGTCGGCCATTCCCGGCGGCGCGGTAAGGGCCTTCGGCGATATCAGACATTTCCGGTCCCCGACTGGTAGAGGCGCACGATGCGGCGACGCCGTGGCGCGCCTGATGCTTGGCCAATCTCGTCCCGCATCTGCTTCAGCAGCCGCCGCATCGAGTCCAGGCTTTGGTAGGTCACAGTTCGGTCGGCGTAGCGGACGCTCAGGACGCCCGCCGAGATAGCTGCCTCCAGCTTCGCGACCTGTTCTTTGGTAAATGCCATGTCAGCGTCCCAGGTACTTGCTTCGGATGACGCGGCGGGTTCGCGTGCGCGGCGTTGGCGCCGGCGCGACGTCGTCTGCCCTCACGTCTGGGTTGTCGTCCCACGGCGCGGCCCATGCCGGCGGCGCGGTCCAGTTGATGGCCGGAACCTTCAGCCACAGCGCCATGCATTCGGCATAGCCGCACAGGTCGAAGGCTTCGTTGCGGCGCTTGGCCAAGTTCTCCCAGCCTCGTGCCGTCCTCGATTCGGCCGTCAGCTCCGCGTAGAACGCTTCGGGCAGCCAGTCGGGAAAGTGGTAGTAGCCCGGCCCGGGCTCGGCCCGCTTGATGTTGGCGTCCACCGTGTCCTTCAGTCGGTCCACGTTGAGCAGCAGCTGTGGCACATCGCCCTTCGACCCTGATTTGCGGTCCCGGCGCTTGCTGCTGTCCGGGAAGGTCTCCCGGAACAGCCCACCCTCGCGGCGCGCGTCGCCCTTGATCAGCCTGACCCTGGCGTGCAGCTTCCGGGCCCTGAGCGAACGCCAGAACTCCAGCGCGCGCACCGAGGTGCCCGACTTGCCGCCCCAGTCGATACCCACCGCATGCACCGGCATGCTGCGGCCGGTGGCATCGTCCAGCGGGTAGCGCCGGCAGATGACTTTCTCGACCAGGCGTTCCCAGTCTTCCAGGTACTTCGGCGGGTCCAGTGGCAGGAAGCCGCCCGAGCCGTCCTCCCGCTTGGAGGTGCGCAGGGTGAAGGAATCGACCACCCACCGCTCCAGTTGCCCGGATTCCCCGATGCCGAAGCCCAGCACCAGCACGACGAACCGGTTGGCCTGGACGTCGACCTCACCGAGCAGGAAACGCACGCCCGCCGGCACGGCACCCGCAGGCCAGACCTCGGCCCGCTCCTGCATCTCGTTCGGATCACTGGCAGAGCGCGCTGCCATCGGCACGTAGTTGATAGCGCCGTCGACGTTTTGCGTGGTCTTCAGCGGCCGCTCTTCACCGGTGGTGGCGAACGTCCGCAGCGCCTGGAAGTAGCGCTCGATCAGCGACTCCCAGGACTGGTAGGCGGCTGCAACACCACCCAGCCAGTAGCTGGCGATGCGCGCTTCCGGCCTTTCACCGGTGACCGTTCCGTCGGCGTGCACGACCTGGCCCTCCGCAGCCCACACGCCGCTGCGGTTCATCCCGTCCTTCCACCGGTGCTGCAGGCCCACACCGCAGTGCGGACAGTGCAGCAGCGAGTAATGCCGTGCCATCTTCTGCACATCGTCCAGCACGACCCGTTCGAGCAGTTCCTCCATCGGCGGTAGCGCGAAGCCGTCATAGCCTGGCGCTGCCTGAAACCGCTCGCCGCACTCCGGGCATGGCCAGTACCAGCGTCGGCGGTCGCCGCGCGCGTACAGCGCCGCGATGCCGGCCGCCGGCGGGCCTTGGTGTGGGTGTAGAGGCTTCCACGCACCGTCGGCGTAGTCGGTTGCCGGGCTCGATTCGGCCACCACCATTCCGGCGGACATGTAGGTCTGCGTGCGCTTCAGGCCAAGGCCGAAGCACTCGTCGATAGTCAGGTCGCCGGTGTAGTTGTCCACGTCCGTCATCAGGACGTCGTGGATGTCCTTGCCCGACAGCACCGACACCGACGGCCAGCCCATGCGCAACGACATTCCCGACCGGAAGAACTTCAGCAGGATGTTGTCGTCGTGAGCACGCGGGCTCAGCCTGGAGCGCAGCTCCGGGCTGGCGGCGATGCTGCGGGCGATACGGGTCTTGCTGTAGTCCTCGGCCGCATCCTTGGACATCTGCACAACCATGGCGTCGGCCGGGTTGCAGGTGATCAGGTAGGCCAAGCGCGCATCGATCAGCGAGATGGTCTTGCCAGACCGCGCCGGCCCTACGAACACCACCGCCTCGTAGTGGCGGCTACCGGTCGTGTCCAGCGGCTCGACCATGTAGGGCGTCGTGTCTGGATCCCAAGATCCGGCTGCGCCGGCGGCATTGGCCACCTGCAGCACGCGCGCTCCCTCGCTCACCCTGATGCGCCGCGGCGGCCGGATCATCTCGGCAACGCCTTGGCGCACGCTACGCGCTGTCGCGTACGTCGTCATCGGTGATGCCCTCGTACATTGATTGCCGGACGCGATCGCACTCGTCCTGCACCTTGACCACCTGCTCCGGCGTGAGCCCGGCCTTGCGCTCCAGCACGTCAGGTAGTGTGTCGAAGAACTGCACGACCTTCTTCACCAGCTCGGCGTAGTCGGCCTCGACCTCTGCGGCCGGCACCAGCTGCCCGATGGTCGACTCGACCTTCAGGCGCTCGTTCTCCGACTGGTAGTAGGCGCGGCGCTCCATCGGCGGCAGGTCGCGCGGATCGACCACGCCCTCCGCGCCGAACGCCGCGGCACCCGGGTTCACCAGCGCCGGTGCTGCATCGGCCAGACGATAGACGTCGTGCCCAGCGCGCTTGGTCAGCGGCGGGACGCCGGCCTCCTTCAGCCGCTTGCTGGCCGTTCGGCGGTCCATTCCGAACTCATCCGCCAGCCTGGCCACGGACCAGCCCTTGGTGAATTCGTGGATGTCGGCCATGTGCTACCCGATGCGCAACCTATTCAGCTATGAAAATTGGGTTTCTCCCGGGAAAACCCGCCAAAACCGTGCCCTGTGGTGGAGCACCATGGAGGCCGAAAAACTGTCTTTGACCGGGGTCCGAATTCCCCCCGGTTGCTGTGGACAGCCTCGGGGACCCCGTCCGCAGAACCCGCACCTGCTCGTGTGGCAGCCGTCGCCCTGCCCGCGCCCTGATGTCAATGCAGTCCATCAGAACTCCTCCACTTCCCAACCACCGCCATCCCGCTTACGCCTGATCTTCACGGCGATGAAGCGGAAGGGGTACATGGAAGCTGCGATCTTGATCTTGGCCCGTGCGTCGTCCTGCCAGTGCCCCTTCACCTCGTGGCACTCCATGACGCCGTCGGCAGCCATAACCGCAAAGTCCGGGGTGTAGAACGTGTTGTCGGCCAGGCGCAGCTTCATGCCCTCGAACCGGTGCCACTGCACCTCGCCTGCCGCTTGCAGCGCGCGCAGCCGCTCGGCATACGCTGCCTCGGTCCTGTTCATCTCGCCGGTCTTCAGCCGGCCAAGGGCCAGCATCCGGCGGTTCATTGCGTCACCATTTGCCGGTCGGCCGCGATTACTGCTTGGCAGGCGCGGACGTGGTCGTCGGCGTCTCGTCCGATTTGAACAAAAGCGCCCGCGACCTCTGCTCGTAGTTGGGCTGCCTGGTCACGTTCGATGGTGCCGGCGACGGCTTGGGACAGGCGATCGGTGTTGCAGGTGGCGAGGTCGTCGCGCAGCTGGAGGCTGCCATCGCGCAGGCCAGCAGCAACAGCAGCAGGGACGGCCGTGGCCGCGGTGCGGTCTTCTTCATGCTTGGCTCCGATGGTGGCCAGCGCCTCGGCGTGGCTATGCTCTACGGCACGGGTCTGGGTGATCTGCCCGACCTGGGCGGCGCTGGCGCTGGCAAGCTGCCGGGCGTCCACGATCTCGGCTCGGTCACCGCGCCAGGCCCAGCCTGCACCGAACATGCCAGCAGACCAGGCAACGAACACCAGCAGATAGATGGCGATACGGTTCATTTCAGGCGCCCGGACCCTTGCGGGTCATGCCGAAGAAGTAGCCGATAACCATGCCGGTCGCGTTGTTCAAGCCACCTATCAGCATGCCGAACGAGTCCTTGTTTTCCGGCGGAATGGCCACTGCGATCAGGGCGGCCATGGCCATCCCAAGCAGGAACAGCACCAGCACGGCGATGCCGACGCGAGCGGCGCCGATGTTGCGGGTCGCGAAGGTCATGCAGCACCTGCCAGTGAATGAATTTCTTCCAGCGCCCAGTGGTAGAGCTGCTGGTCGATGATGGTCACGCGCGTGAGGCGCTTGCCTCGCACTTCCTTGATGGCCACCTGGGTAGACTGCTGAACAGCCAGCAGCACGAATGCGATGCGCTGCTTGGTCGGATCAGGCTCCTGCAACACCGCAAGCGCGTCGCTGACCATCTCGCGGATGGCCAGCAGTAGCTCGGCCGTGGGGCTCTTGGCCTTCTGACTCTCCAACACCACCAGCACGCCCTGTAGCTGACTTACCGGCGATAGCCGGGCGGCCTTCTTCTTCGGCGTCATGCGGACAGTGCCTTCAGCGCGCGGGCGTAGCGCGCCCTTCGGTCAGCAGCGCCGGTCTGCCCACCGTTGACTCGCTCGGTGATCTCATCGAAACGGCTGGCATCCGCCAACTTGTTCAGGGATCGAGCATCCCAGAATGCTCCGGCGGCCAGGGCGCCCCATTTCGGCTGCTCCAGTTCCTCAGGTTTGGCCTCGAAGTCAGGGACGCCCTTGATGCCCTTCGCCCGCAGAGCGTCGCGGATGGCCGCATAGTTGGCCCGCCCGGTGTTCTGGATCGGACCCCGGCCGCGATAGCGGTAGCCATCGCCACTCGCCTCCGAACCGTTGCCCAGCCGGTTGGCATACGCGTTATTGCCGATGGCGACCGGCTTCCGCTCCAGCACGCGCGCCAGGTCGTTCGGCTTCCTCGGCTTGGCCTTGGAGTCAACGGCGTAGCGGCTTGGCCAGGTGTCGGCCATGCCCTGCGCACTGTAGTTCAGGTTCTCGACGGTCCGCGTCAGGCTGGCCGACTCGTGACCGACCTGCGCCAGGAACGCCGCCGCCCGCTTCGGTGTGCTTATGCCGAACGCCATGCAGGCATCGGCCAAAGGCTGGGCCCACTGGGCGGCGACGGCGGCACTGCAGCCGACCGCCTGCTGGATTGTCGAGGCGGTCAGGATCATGGCGGGTCCGAAAATGAAAACCCCGGCTGGGTGGCCGGGGTCGGGTCGTGCGCGATGGTAGTGAATTTACCCCTAGATGTGCGGGAGCATCAATCCCGCAGCCTCGCGATCGTCCATGCAGTCCTCGCGGCAGTTACCGCGGAAGGTAACGCAATCGACGATGACCCGATGGCGGATGCCGCGCCCATCCATTCCAGAAACCTTGTCCATACCTTTTCGTCTGCCTCCAAGAACTCAGGGATTGAAATGCCGCCATACACTTCGAGGCAGTCCAGGTAAAATCCGACGCTATCCTGTTCGGCTGGAAGGTGAAAGCCAGCCTTCTCTGCCATTTGGAGGGCCAGTGGCTGAGCTTTGCTCAGGGCGTAAGGAGCCAACATCCTTGCCTTGATCACTACGCCATGCTGCCGCTCAATATCCAGTATCCGACTGCTGAGCTGCCACATTTCAGACTGGTCCGTTCGCAGCTGTGGGACCTTTGCGTGCAGAACAGTCCACCTCGCCGTGATTTCGTCCATCCGTCGGCGCGCCTCTTCCGGCTCCATTTGGCATTCCGGGTTAAAGGGAAGAAGCAACTGGCGAACTTCATACACGCCGGTTGCGAACCCCCGCAACCTCGTCATCATGTCCATACCGTCTTTCAAGACAAGCGATATGTCTGCCGCAGCGGCAAGCTCCAGATCCAATCGCTTTACCCGCTTGAATGCGAGCATCGAGGCCACCGCCACGACAGTGCCGGCGGCCGCCAAGGCCGCCTCTGGTTTCGACGCGACGATCTCGCCCAGCTCATACATTTTCAGTGGCGCCACACCGAAGATTCGTTCGGAATAGCAGTACAGCGCATAGACGATGGCTAACGTTACTGTAGGTCTCCGGAGAAATGCCCATACAGCACCAACAACGAGGACTGCCGCCCAGACCCTTCTACGCTTCTTGCTATCCATGATCACGCCGCCGTTGATTCTCCTTTCCCAAGCGCGATCATAAGCGCCCAGGCGGCCTCCTGCTCCGCCTCGGTCATCTTCTGTAGCAGCCACTCGTAGACCCCGCGCCACTTCGCCCGGTAGGTCGACTCATCACGTCCGATGGCAGCCGCTCGGCGCCGGTCGCTGACTGGCCCCAGCCCCGACCTGCCGCACGCTTTGCACGGCACCAGCAGCTCCCCAACCATCGCCTGGCCCCTCCCCTCGCAGGCCGCGCAATGCGGACGCTTGGCGATCTCGTTGATCACCGCCGCCGCCAGGGTCGGCAGCGACTCCAGGGTGCTGATCGGCCAGCACTGAGCCTTGATCCGGCCCAGCCGCTGCTGGGCTGCGTCACGATTCGCCCGTTGCTCCGCCGTCGCCGCGCCGCCCCAGCCGATGCATACCTCGGCCAGGCCGAGATCCGTCCGGGCCTCAGCCAGCCGGCGCTGCTGGCGCTGCAGCTCCGGCGTCACCAGCGCGATTACTGCGTCCCTAAGCTTGTGCCGGCGCAGCGCGGCACCGTCCGGCCACCAGCACGCCTCCAGCAGCTCCCGGCCAAGTCCTGCTGGCACCATGCCCAGCGCCGCGGCAATGTCCTGGTTGGTCAGGTCGGGCTTCCCGCCTCCCCGGCCGATGTCGAACTTCACCGTGCTCGGCCCCAGCCGCGCCATCGTCTCTCTTGGGTTCATGCATGTTCCCCTGTCGTTGATTCGCCGGCGGCCGCCAGCCCGCCCGTAATCCGCACCACCACCTGGCCGCCTGGGCGGCGCTCGTCATGCACGATCAGATGCCCTTGGAATCGCCCATCGTTGATGCCAAGGAGCTGGGCGATCCCGTCCCGGTAAGGCTTGCACCGTCCCGTCATGTTGTCGTCGTCCGGCAGCTTCTTGCCCGGCGCCTGGTAGCAGTCGATACATAGATGCAGCTTCCCGGCTGGCAGCTGCAGGGCCCGCCATCCGGCCTCGTGCGCCAGCACCACGGCCGTCTGCCGGGCGTGCTTCGTCGCCCGAGCCTTCACCCGGAAGTGGACGCGGGCGTTCGGCGACAGGTCCTTGCTCGGCCAAGGCAGAACCAGCTCCAGCGCGCGGTCAGCCTGCATGGGCGGCCTCTTGCTGCTCGACCGCGTCTCTGAACGCTGCCCGCCACCGGAACGCCGTGGCCCGGCTGACGCCGAAGTCCGCACGCAACTGGGCGACCGAAGGGATGCGGCCCCCATACATGCGGACCATCCGCAGAGCCGCCGTCAGCGTCAGGTTCTGCCGGCCCCAGTCCGGCCACCCGGGCTCGCGGTTGCGGTGGTGATCGGCGGGTTGCTGGCTCATGGTTTCACCTCGGCCCATGCGGCCATGGATGATGGGTTTGAACGCGGGTCGACGACCGGACGCATCAGCCGCTCGTGCAGCATCGAGTGGAAATCGCTGGCGCCGACCCTGACCTTGATCCGGGACATGGCCGACAGGAGCATCTGCACCTCGCCGTCGTTGAACCGAGGGACGAAACACCAGGGATCCTCAGTGCGCCAGTAGCCTTGCCCCGGTTCATGGCCCTTGGCGCGGAACACGCGCCGGCCCGACACCTCCAGCAGTCCCCAGCGATCCGGCATTTCCTCGGGTCGCAGCAGCCCCTTGGGCGCCAGGAAATAGCGGTACATCCCCAACCCGCGCGACGGGTCCGCGCGGAACGGCTTCTTTCGGTCTGCCAGGAAGTCGGATCGGCTCGCCTTGCATTCGACCAGCATCGTCTGGCCGCAGCGCCAGCCGATAGCGTCCGGGTTCTCGCCGTTGCCTGTGGCGGCGCACAGCTCCTCCAACACCACCGAGCAACCTGCGGTGTTCCGCAGCCACCGGCCGGCGATCTTCACCAGGTCGGCATGGGTGAGGGCCTGCCCGTCCATTACGGCACCTCCGGGCCAGCCGGCTCGGCCGCAAAGTGCGTGATCTTGGGGTTGTCACCCCGCCAGCTCCCGAACACCGGCCGCTTGCTCACCGAGTCCCACAGCATCAGCCGCGTGCCGTCCTGCGGCGCCTCCGCGATCGGCCTCCAGTTCGATGACAAGGCGGTACGGATCGCGCGGAGCGCGTCAGCGGTCGGAACGATGCCCAGCTGCGGGATCGAAAGATCCATCATCAGTTCGGCCGTGACGCCGTCCGGCGGCAACCTCATGGCTTTGCACAGCACGCTTCGTGCGGTGTGTTCGAGCGCGCTCATGCCACACCACCGAAGTCGGTCACGCGCATCCATGCCAGGTTGTTGACGGCACAGTAGCTGGGAACTCGGACAACTGCCCCGTCCAGCTCCAGCGCCTTCATCTCCTTGAGCACCACCTTGGTGGGGTGCCCGATGCGCTTGGCGATACTGCCGGTGTACATAACCTCGCGCCGGCGAGCCTCGGCATCGGCGAATGCCTTGTTGATCTCCTGGCGGATGCTCATGCTCGCTGCTCCCAGCTGGCCGTCAGGCGCTGCACCTGCCCGCCGCGTGCCTCGAACTGCTCCACCGTCTCAGCCGGGCCATCGGCGAGCACACGTGCCTTGGCTCGCTTGGGCCGGGACACCGTGTTGTGGTCCATCCGCCGCTCGCGGGGCGCACGCTGGGGGTTGATCCTCGGCGCCATGGCCCTCGTCTTCTTCATGCTGCCGCCCTCAGTTCGTTGATGTAGGTTTGATTTGCGATCAGCTCGTCATCGGAGCCGTACGTCTCGTGGAAGGTCCGCGAGCCATCCAGCAGGCTCGGGCCGTAGATCTGGCGCATCGTCGCGAAGGTGTTTCCCTCCATCGGATGCCGCATGTGGTGCCACTTGCAGAGGGCGAAGCCGAACATGTGACCGCGCCGCAGGTTTCCGCTCTTGGCGTGGTTGTAGTCGCAGCCGTAGACCACCAGCTCCGGGTCCAGCAGCTCCTGCATCTGCAGCGCCAGGCAGGCCATGCACGGTCCCGTCTTGGCCAGCTCGATCCGAACCGCCTCTTCACTCGTCGGACGTGGTGCCTTCGATCTCATCGGCTATTCACTCCATTCCGGATGGCGCTTATGCTCGAGCCAGCCAAAATGGAACCTTTGCGATGGCCGAACCTCTTATCTACTGTCCAGCGATCCTCAACTGGCCATGCATTCCCAGCAGCGAATGGGCGGCCTGGGCTCAGGTATTTGTGGCAGTCGCCATAGGTTTCGCTGCCGTGTATGTGCCCTGGCGCATCGTGCAGGGACAGACGAACCGGCGAATTTCTTCTGCACTTACGCTGTGCGGGATTACAGCTTTTCAGTTCTTGCAGGCTTCCGACGCTGCGGTGTCGCGTGACCCGGAGCCCATGAACTACAAGTACTTTAGGGGCGCTGGACAAGACATGCTGCAGGCCCTGCGTCAGATTCCCACCCATGAGCTCATTAAGTGGGAGGTGATGCACGCTCGTATCTACTTGGAACTGCGCTGCGTGGAGCTCACTAGACACGGCGACACGTGGCACAATGATCAAAATGGGTTTGCATGCATCCCGCACGATGCTCATGAGGAAATGAAGCGGTTGCGGGATCTGGTCAGCATCAGCGTCAAAGAGATTTCGGGATTGATGCGGAAAGAAAAACCTCTGATTCGCCGTTTGATCGACGACTGGCGTGCATCGAGGTGAATCGGCATAAGGCATTGGTTTAGTCACCATCGAAGTTCAATTCGGCCGCAGCCCGTTCCATCGCAGCGCGCGCCGACTCCCGGTCACGCACCGGCCGCACGCCGTGCTTCTCCTGCTCGATCGCCAGCACGGGCCCCGGCACCGGCTTTCCATCCACGACGTGCTGGACAGCGCGCGTGTAGGCTTCCTCCAGCATCCGGCGCTGCTGTGACCCGTGGTCGGCCGAGGCGTAGACGTGCAGGTCCAGCAGCGACCGCACCAGCACCGTGAAGCCGCTCTGCGGCCGGCCCGGCGCCATTTCCCGCTCCACCGCCGCCATGACCGGAATGTCCAGGCACATCGTCAGGAACCTCGGCGGGTTCGGTGGCCACTCCCTGCCCTCGGTCAGGCAGCAGGCCATGCCACGCGCGTGCTGTGCCCGGCTGCGGCCTTTCAGCACCTGGAACCACGTGCCGGCCGCGATGGTCAGGCTGCCGTCCTTCTTGAACGGAGCCGCGCCGTTCTCGCGCTCCCACTTGCCCGGGAACATGGCTGTCATCTGCTTCCAGAACTCCCACAGGTAGGCCGACTGCGACTCGCTCAACGGCTCAGCCGACGACGGCAAACTCGGCGTCGACGACATCGTCTGGCTCGAACCCAGCGCCGCCACCGTGGCCACCGCCTCGGCGTTGGGCGTAGAACTGCTGCTCGAGCTGCTCGGTGCGGTCGGCAGAACCGTGTTGAGGGCTTGCATGAGTTGCTCCTGCGGAATGCTGGGCGACAGGAATCACGGGCAGCGCCAGGCCGGCGGCCATCGTCTGCTTCAGGGATTCGTTCGGGTCGTAACCGCCGGCGATCAGGTCCAGCAGCTGCTGGCGCACCTGCAGCCAGCCCTGGACCGACAGCGGCCGGCGGATCGCCGCGCGGTGCCGGGCGAAGCGGGCCAGCAGCTCGCGGTCGACGCTGGTGGGCGTGCTGCCGAAGACCGCCAGTTCGCGTTCGACCTGCTCGGAGGTCAGCGCCAGCGGATCGGCCTCGCGCTCACACTCGGGCTGTGAGGGTTGCTCTGGGTTGCTTTTGGTTGCTCTTGGTTCGGGTGCAATGGCTGTTGCACCCTTCGAGGGCACTTTTTGCACCCTTTGCGATGCTTTTTTGCACCCTTGACGAGGGTTTTTTGCACCCTTCGAGGCATCCGTAAAGGGTGCAGAATCTGCACCCTTTTGGACGACGGGTTGACCTTGAATGGAGACCCCGAGATGTTCCACGGAAGACTCATCAAAGGGTGCAAATTCTGCACCCTTCAACCAAGCCGGATTTATCCGATACTCGCGGGTGACGCCACCTTCTTCGAAGCCCCGTCGGCGGCCACCGCGGCCAGAGTTGACCAGCAGCAACCAACCAGCCTGTTCCATGCGGCGCAGCTGGTATTGCACGGAGCGCTCAGACTGGCGCGTCTTGTGCGCCAGCCTGGCGATCGACGGAAAGATGCGCGTTCCATCATCATGCGCGTGGTCGGCCAATGCCAACGCAAGCAGCAGCTCCCCGCCACTCCCCGGATACCTGGAGAACACCAGGCCCGTTACCCGGGCGCTCACAGGGCACCCCGGGTGCTCTGCTCAGGGCAGACTACTCCCCGCCATGAACCCGACAGTAGGGCTGCTGGTCGTACAGCGACTTCCACCGAGCGGGCACCTCGTCCGCCGCTCCGGTCACAGTGTTCCGGCAGCGTTGCCCGGCCCCAGTGTGGGCGCTGCATTGCACACGGCCTCCCCACTCGATCCAGTCGTAGTACTCGGAAGGCGTCAGGCCCAACAGAGCGGATGTATGCAGCTCCCCGGTCGCTATCGCTGCGGCTTGTTCGGCGGTTGCGAACGCCTCTCTCGCACCGAACGGTGCCTCGATGCTGAAGAGGAACATGCCCCCTGCGCTCGCAACGGTCTGCAGCGCTTTCAGAATGGTTGGGTCGGCCAAGGTCTCGCTCCTTCGAGCATTGAGGTACGGCAGATCCTAGCGCCGATGCGGTCATCTTGATCACTTCTTCAGACTGCCAAGTTGAAGTTGGAGCCCGGCGCAACCGGCCACCAGGTGCATGCGGTGCCGCCGCTTACCGCGCACGGCTTGTTGGGGCCGCGCCACACGCGGCCGGCCTTGATCAGCTCAGGCAGACGGCGGGCCAGCATGTACCGGTCCAGGCCGGTGGCCTGCGCCAGTTCGTTGACCGGATAGTCGGTAACCGCCTTGGCGCTCTGGTCGTGCTGGTGCGCCTGCAGGCCGCTGGCGACCACGTAGTGCGCCGCGTCGTGGCTGGTGCTCAGGTCGCTGGAACGAGCCGGATGGTTCATTGCGCGTCCCTCGATGCAGCGTTCGCCGCATGCTGAGCAAGCTCGGCAAAGATCTCCTGCAGGCGCGCGCAGTGCTGCGCGATGGTGCTGGCCTCGTTCGGCGTGATCCGCTGATCAGCCATCGCTTCGGCGATGACCTCGGCCAGATCACCCTTGGCGCCGGCGGCAGCAAGCAGAGCACCGATCAGGCTGCCGCTGGTTCTGCCTTCCATCTTGCTCAGCGTGTAGCCGTGCTCGCCGGCCAGGGCGTGCAGAATTCGGTAGTCGCCGGTCACGCCCATCACCTCGCTGGCTTCGACCAGCGTCAGGTGGTGCGTGGAGTTGTTCGGATTCACCTTGTTCCGGAGCACCGCCGCTGACATGGCAATGCGCGGTGCCAGAGACTCGCTACCGCCTGGATAGGCATGCACGGTCTTGTGGGCTGCGTCGATGATGTTCATTCGGGGCTCTCGTGAACGTGGTTTCAGGCATTCGTGCGGCGCAACATGTGCGCCATGGACATCAACTACTCATGGATGGCAGGCGCCTACGGCGCCCGGAGCGCGTTCCCCGCGCCGCCGGAAATCAGCCGCATTGCCAACACCTCCCATTGCTGGAAGGCCCGCAGCCGGCGATGGATCGCCAGTCGTCGCTTCAGCGCGCGCATCTCAGGCAACCTCCAAGGGGGCGTAACGGTTCTCGTCGGGGTCGTGCGGCGCCGGCAGAGCCTGGGACTGTTCCTGCACGCCCAGCAGGCGCTGGATCTGCGGCAGCGCAGGCAAGGCGCCCTCTTCCGCCCAGCACTCGACCTGCTCGGTCGGCAGCTTCAGCACCTTCGCCAACTGCTTGTCCGTCGACAGGCCCAGCCGGGCGCGCAGCGCGCGCTTGCTCATGCGGCTGTCGATCAGCGGGCCGACTGCAGCGCGCGGATCCGCCTGATCATTCTCACCCACCATTCGTGCGAGTCGGAACGCAGCATCTGCCCGAGGGGCCCTCGTACGGCCGGCGAGGATTTCGCGAATGGCATTGGGGGTCACCCCCATTCCGGCCGCGATCGAATCAACGGTTGCGCCGGCACCGATCAAGCCTTGAATTTGAGATTTCCAGTCCATGGATAGTCAAGCTACAGAATCCTGTAATTCCAGTCAACAGCATTCTGTTACAGAGTTCTGTGACCATCCCATGATGGAAACCATTGGCACACGCGTTCGCCGTGAGCGCGAATCTCAAGGCATCGAGCGGCGAGAGCTGGCTTCGAAAACCGGCATTGGCTACAGCACTTTGGCCGAACTGGAACGCGGCGGTATGCAGACCACGACCAAGCTGCGAGTGATCGCCGATGCCTTGGGCGTGTCTCAGCGTTGGTTGGAAACCGGCAAAGGGCCTAAACACATTGGAGAAGGTGGCGGGTCTCCAGCCGTCTCAGCCGTCTTAGAGAATGAGACCACCGCCGACTATGTTCGCGTCCAACAACTGGACGGAGACGCGGGCATGGGCGAAGGGCGAATCAACGATGACTTCCCTGATACGGTCCGCGGAATGGACTTCTCGCCGACCTACATCCGCTCGGTGGTCGGATTCTTGCCGCCACCAGGCCGTCTAGTCTTAGTCACCGGCCGGGGCGACTCAATGATCCCGGTGATTCAGCCCGGTGAGGCGTTGATGGTTGATACCGGCGTGGTGTCGTTTGACGGTGATGGCATCTACTTGCTCAATAGCGGCAACGGCCAGCAAGTGAAGGGGCTTCAGGATCGCGGCGACGCAATCTATGTGGTGAGCGCGAATGCTGCACTCTACCCAGCCTTCCCGATGCCGAAAGGAACGGTGATCGGCGGCAAGGTGTACCTGCGCAACAGGATCGATCGCTTTAATTGATGGCGCTGACAGGCGTCTTGTCTTACACCCGGGGGAACCAAGGATGAAGAAGCTATTTCTCGCAACTGCCATCGCGATGTCGGTGGCAGGCTGCTCCACCAACCCGCCGTTGAACTTCTCGGTTCCCAGCGTCGGGGTCAGCACCAAGAAGATCGAAGGTGAGCTCAGGTCCCTAACGGTCACGCTTGCTCGACCGGATGAGGCCAAGGGCAGAATCCCTGCCCAGGCGCAGCACGAAGTCCCACAGATGTGGCAGACAGCACTGACTGAAGCCCTCAACAAGATGGCGATCTTCCGAGACGATGCACCTAGGAAGTTCAGCCTCTCGGTCAAAATTCTTGCGATTGATATCCCCGGATTTGGCGCATCCATGACGACGAAGACCATCGCAAGATACGAGCTCATCGATCGCGCAAATGGAAGCATCGTCTACACGCAGGACGTCAGCGCTGAGGGAACCGTCCCCTTCGACTACGCCTTTGTAGGTGTCGTCAGGGCCCGTGAATCGCTCAGCCGCTCGGCGCAAAACAACATCTCGCAGTTCCTCCAAGCGCTTGAGACTGTGGACGCGAGCAAGCCGATGTTCCCCAGCTCCCAGGTGAGCGAGTGAAGCGCACTTGCGTTGTGCTCTTCGTTGCTGCGGCTCTGTCCGCATGCGCACCAAATGTCAGAACTGACAGCTACTCAATTGGCTCTGTTGGGCAGGTGAATCGAACTGTTGCCGGAGTGGTTATCAGCGTGAGATCCGTGTCCATTGATGGGAGCCAAGGCGGCGGAGCCGCTGCCGGCGCTGCCGCCGGCGGCGTCGCTGGCTCAACGATAGGTGGGAGCGACAGGGCAAATGCAGTCGGCGCGATCGGTGGCATCGTGGTCGGTGCCATTGCTGGCGCTGCCACCGAGCGCAGCGTTTCCGCCACTCGCGGGCTTGAGTACGTGGTGCAGACAGAGAACGGCAACCTGATGACAGTCGTTCAAGGCCCAGACCCGGCGTACGCGACCGGATCAAGGGTGCTTGTGCTTTACGGGTCACCGTCCAGAGTGATCGCCGACCCCCGGCACCCACCTACACCGTAAGAATAGCCCCGCATTGCGGGGCTATCTTTTTGAGGCTCCGCAAAGCCCGTCCAGCAGCCTGAAGAGAATTACAGCATTCTGTTGACAACGAACTACAGTATTCTGTAGCTTTGCTTCGTCGCCCCAGTAGCAGCCCATTCGGGCCGGGGCACGGAGACTTCCATGCCCCACCTCAGCACCAGCGCGCGCGCCCGTAACGAATCCATCGTCGTGAAGGTCGGCGACACCGCCCTCCTCAGCCTGGCCGCGGTTGATGCTCGCGAACTGGCCGAGCATCTGGCCGTCTGCGCCGACGCGATCGACGAAGGCGCGACCGAAACCGCCGGCATCGCCCGCTCCAAGCCGCTGGCCCTCCAGCAGGCAGTCGCTGCATGAGCGCCTCCCTCGCCAACCACTCCAACGAACAGCGCGCGGCGGCCGCCGCACGCGCAGTCGCCCACGCCGGGCGCCGCTGGGGACTCCTCCCCTACCAGGTCGTCATCGCCGCCAGCATCGCCGACAATGCCGTCCTGCGGCAGGGCAAGAGCGCAGCCGGCGCCGTCGCCGCCGCTCGCCGCGCAGCGCGCGCACAGGCAGGTGCTGCATGAGCGCCCCTATCGATGTGCTGGCGGACCTGAGCATCCTCGCAAACATCGGCGAATACCGCGATCTGCGTGAGTCGATGGAAAAGTGCCTGCGCCCGCATGAGCGCGCCGGATTTGCAGACCTGCTCGCGCGGATGGGTGACAACCACACCGCAGTCGCCGAGCTGATCGAGGCGCTTTCCCAATCACGGGATGCACTGGCCGACTACGACGGTCACATGAGCAATCCTGACTTCCGTGGCGGCTGGGATAGCGACGTTGGCTATGCCGCGTACCAGCGAGCAGGCGCCGCCCTCGCCCGCGTCAAAGGCGGTGTCGCATGAGCCGCCCGGTCGTCGATAGCTGCCGTGTGTTCGGTGGCAGAAGTCCCAAGACGGGTAAGCCTGTCGGTGAGCGCCACCGGTGGGACGGCGGCAGCTGGGGCAAGGGCCAGTGCGAGTTCTGCCACCGCACACTGAGCGAAGTGCAGCGCAAGCCGGCACCTCCCGCCAAAGGCGGTGGCGCATGAGCGACCACGACTTCTTCGCCGCCATGGCCGTCGGCATTCCGCCCATCACCCCGCCAATCCGTATCGGCCTCGACCTGGCCGGCGGCACCGACACAACCGTCGTGGCCGAGGTCGCAGCCGACGGAACGATCACCCGAATGACCATCCTCCCGAAGGAACAGAGCAATGGATAAGCCCACCTACAGCTGGTCAGCCGACGAGGAAACTTGGCATGGCCCGTTTGGAACTATCGACGCAGCGATTCAGGACGCCTTTGCCACCTGCGCCGAGGACGTGACCGACGTTTGCATCGGCGAAACCGAAACGATCGACAAGGGGTCGCTGTTCACTGCCAGCCAGTTCTGCGAGCTGGCCCAGGAACGCCTGAGCGATGAGATCGGCGAGTACGGCGACGACTTCCTGCGTGGCGCATCCCCTGAGCAGATCGCCGAGCTGGACGCGCTCCTGCGTGCCTGGGTGGCCAAGGTGGAGCCGGGCGAGTACTTCCGCGTTGACAGCTGGAGAGCCCACCGGTTTGCCGACTACAGCCTGAAGCGGGAAGCCGAGTGATGCGCCACCTGGCCCTGCCCTTCTACTGCGCCGTCGTCGTCGGCCTGCTGCTGGCGCTGCTCGCGCGCGCCATCTACACCGGTGCCGGCTCCCTCCTCCCGCCCTTTGGTGCTGGCGTTGTCTTCTTCACCTGGTGCGGCGTGCGCGACCTGCGGCGCAACTGGCCCGCGTTCCGGGACGAGATGCGGCAGCGCTCGGCAGAGCGAGCGCGCACTCCGCTGCCCGCCGACGACACTCACTGACCCCCTGCCCTGCGCTCTCCCCCCTCTAGCGCAGGGAACCCGCGCCGGCCGGGTTCCAACAGCCGGCAAACCATTCCAGGAGTCCAGCGTGCGTAACCAGCTCGACATCTTCGATCACGACCTGGCCCGCATGGCAGCGGCCAACCGCGCAGCCGCCGAGCGCGCACTGCACGACGTCCAGTTCACCGCCACCGTCCGGCAGGAACGCCACGACTACTACGTGGGCGAAGCCGAACGCTGGGAACACCTCGCCGCGCATAGCGCGCGCGACCACCGAACGCAACGAACACCACGCATGACCACCGACAAAAACCCTAATGCGCCGGCGGACCCGAAGCGCGGCGGCGGGCAAAAGACCCGTCTACCTCGCTTTAGGCGACTCGCCCAAGCTCGCCTTCGCTCGGGACATTCGCCAGTCACGCTCGTCCGTCAGGGCGATCTCACGAAGATTGTGGGCGAGGTTTCTTACATCTTCAGTGAACTCTTGAGGCTCGCTCCCAATCCACCGGTGAAGCGCGCGCCTGAGTTTGAGGATGTCATCAGCAACGCTTTCGTACCAACCAATGTCCCCCGCGACAGTGTAGGTCTCGCCCGGTACGGCATCCGCGAGAAAAATGCGCCGCTGACGGGCAATGCTCAGCATCGCAGCGCATTGAGCCACAGCCGTAACAACGTAGCGGGGGAGATTGGGACTGAAGGCAACAAGGTCCATCACCGGTTGCGCGTCAAGGAACGTCGTGACCTTGGATATCTGTTGGTACTCCCACGCCGAAACGTGCCCGTTCGAACTGCTCGGAACCAGCATCGCAGCTCTGACATGAAGCTCCTGGATGGAGAGGCTATCTGCAAGGATCTGCGCCAAAACCTTTGCTTGTCGCCTTCTTCTGCAACTGTCCAAGATAAGAGGAAGCACTCCGACCAAGAGTGCTACGAACGCAGCGATAGCAGTAGCAACTGCAGCAATCGCATTCCAATTCCATGCGCTCCCTGCGACCTTGCCGATCTCGACGACGACGCTCATTCAAGAATCCCCCTTTGGACTGGCCGGCATTCTGCCATGCCGGTGCGGCGGGCGGAGAACTTCCATGGCTGACCAGCTGCTCACCACGGCTTCTTCCACCGCGCCTTCAGCGCTTAGGGGTAAGGCCCGCCACGTGGCGCTCAACCGCAGCCATGCCGAGCTGCATAGCGTCGCCCTTGCTCCTGATCACGCCCTCGGATCGCAACTCGACAGCGATGCCGTCGACTTCGGCTGTGTACGAGAAAACGTGATCCACGCTGCTGGTGATGGTCAGCACGAAATGGTAGCCATCGTGGAAACCGCGCAGGGTTCGATGAAAGCCACGAGTGGTCATGGGCCGGGCGCGGTAGAGGACGTACTGCACTGTACAGCTGAATGCGGCACGTCGTCAGCATCGAGTGTGGCGGCTGAGCAGCTGCTCACCGCTGCACCATGGAATGGCAAAGGCGTCATCGATCAAGATCTGGCGTTCAAGATCGCCGACGGCATCGTTTCGCGGAGACTGGTCAAGGGATGGTCGCGTCAGGCCATCCTATCCAGCATCGAGGGAGGTCCGTCGCCATGCGGGCGTGCGTTCTACCTGATGCGCGGTGGCGTCATCGTCGTCGCCCTCTTCCCGATGACGCAGCTGAGCGATATGAACGGTCGCGGGTACTGGTACTCAATCCGCGACCTGTTCCCGCCGCTGCCCGAGCGCACCCATGCAGGTACTGAAGATCTGCAGCCGTTCCAGGTCGGGGACAAGGTCTGGGCTTGGTACAAGGACGAGCCCAGGGCTGATTATGGCCAACCCGATCAGCCGGGCGACGACACACGCTGGAGTCGGTGCTTTCCGCTGTTCACCGTCAAGAGCGTGACGGGTCCACACCACGAACCGGCAAAGTTCGCCGGTCGATCGCACTACCAGGTGCAGCTCAGGTATCGCGAAGGGCCGCCCGCCACCCACTACGACGCGGGCTACCACGACGTTTGCCCCATCAAGGGGCGTCCCTGGCAGATGCGCGGAGACGGCGACTACCTGCAGTTGGTGCACCGTGCACCGCCTGCGGCAAAGCCACGCCGTGCTGCTGCGGTGCCAGCCCCCACGCTGCCGCCGCCGTTGCCGGCCCAACTGGATCTGTTCGCATGACCGCACCACTGCCCGTTTCCCCGGCCACAGTTGTCGAGGCCACCAAAGCATCGTCGCGTGTGGCAGCGGTCGTCACCACCATGCTCCGCCTGGGCGCCGCCGGCGCGCCAATCTCTGCCGACCAAGTTCGCGAGTGGGGCGAGACCCTCCTGCAGGAGCTGTACTCGCAACCGCCCGTGCGCTGGGAGTACCGCAACAAGAACGACCTGGGGCCCGGATGCTGGGTGACTGCCACCTCTGAGCACTTCTATCACGCCGCGAAGCGCGGCTGGGTCGTGCGAGCCCTGTGGGAAACCCCGCGTGTCATCCAGCCGGAGCGCGACCACGCGTTCAAGGCAGGCGAGTGCACCAGGTGCGGCGATTCCGAGGACTGGGCCGGCCCTGATTGTTCCCCGCTGGTCGAGAAGGTCGACCCGCGCACCCTGCTTCCGTTCGACCCGCAGTGGCTGGTCGAGCCGCTGCAATGGCTCAGGGATGCCCGTCCGAACCTCAACCCGTACGAACGCCGCAGGCGCGCCGAGCAAGCCGCCTTCCTGCTGGAAAAGCTGGTCGCCCACATCGAGGAGTGCAAGAAGCCATGACCCAGGAACATATCAGCCACCCGGAAGGGTTGCCGAACTGCGCCGCCGGCCACCGCGCGCGCCACATCCACGACAAGCGCCGCG